CGTAGGACACCACACTGCTGGCGTATTCCATAGCACTGTGTGCCTCAAGCCGGTGCAGTTCAGCGTCAGCCAGTTCAGCTGCTGCCATCTCTGCGGGTGTAAGGCGTCTGATGATCCGTTTAAGTTGTTGCGTGATAGTCATGGTTTTTTTCCTTCTTTCAAAATCTCCAACCGTTCCCGATTGGCTCTCATGGTGCAGTAGCGCTGGTGAATGCGCTCCAGCATAGACACTCTGCGGTGCTTTAATCGTTCCTCGTCCAGCAAAGCCAATAGATCGGCTTCACTGTAGTTGGGCAGGTTGCTTTGAAATTTTCTCCAGGTCAGCAATGCGTTTCTCCAGTTCGGTGATATGGGCAGTCACCTTGTTGTAAGCCCGACTCGCACTGTTATGCGTCCGGGTGCGGATTGCAAGTTCGGCCTGTGCGGCCCTCAACTTAGCTTTGAGTTGGGTAAGTCTGTTCATGTCAAGAAGTTTAGCACAAGTAGTTTGTTATTTGGAATTTTTATCTAATATCATTTGGCCTTTTGTACCGGGGTCAATTACGATCCAGCCGTTCTCATGGGTTTCAATCAACTTGGCGTCTAGCAATTTGCGAATGTAGCCTCCTGGTTTTTCTTCGCTTCCAATCAAATTCAAACGAGCGCCAATTGCTCTTGCATCTGAGCCTTTTATTCCATTTTCCTTAGCGTATTGCTTCATCCAAGACCGAGTGACGTAAGGTGCGCCGCCTCGCTCTTCTGTTTGAGATGACCACCATGCCGCCTTAAAGTCAGCAAACTGTTCGCCGCTGCTCTTTTGCTTGGACTCAGGCACTTCACCCTTTACTACCACTGCACTAGTGACCGCCTCGCCATCTTCATCAAACCAGCCAGGGATCGCCACCGACTCTAGGTCAACATAGACCGGCGCTGCCATCTCGGCGTCTTTGCTCTTGCGCTGCACAATCTCAATGGACTTGTCGCCCTTGGCGGGTATGACACTGATCTCAATGTCTAATGCGCCACGCCATGCAGATGAGCCTCGCGCCCGGTGCTGGGCTTCCTCGCTGACGCCTGTGTGGTGAACCAGAATGACGGTGCAGCCAAACTCTTGCATGAGTGCAGCGCAGGCGTCCAGCATGGTCTTGGCATCTTGAGCGCTGTTCTCATCACCGGCCATGAAGCGGTGCAAGGTGTCCACCGTAATCACATCAGGCTTGATCTTGAGCGCCCGTATGGCCTCCACCACCTTCAGGTAGCCCTCTGGCGTATTCAGGTCAAGCCCCGACTTGCTGACCCACATATTCAAGTTGCTGACGCTGTTGTGGTGCTTCCAGGCTGCAATCCGTGAGCGTAGGCCGTGATGGCCTTCACCAGCAAGATAAACCATATTGCCGGGTCTGACCTTGTGACCAAACCAAGTTGCTTTGCCTGATGCAATGTGCAGCATCCAGTCCAGCGTCACGAAAGTCTTGCCGCCACCGCTGGGGCCATGCACCATGACCAAAGCCTTATCTTGTATCCAGTGCTTCACAAGCCACGAGATTGGCGCAGGCTGCGCTGAAAAGCCGTCGGCATGAATAAGGTAGTCCGTCACTGGTGCAGGCGGCTTGAGCAACAAGGCCAAATCATGCCCCGCTTGCACATAATCATTAGCGTCACCGAGGACGGGCGGTGTTGTCATGCGTACCCCATACTTGGCGCTGGCCTGTTCGGCGTAGCGTTGCCCCACTCCACTGGCGTCGTGGTCAGCCACGATGCAAATGTCCAGCGTCGGATGGCCTTCCTTTAGGATGCCCGTCACCGGCACCAAGTTGCTGGCGCTGTAAGCCACCGCGCAGGGCTGGCCTGTCACCTCCGCTATGGTGGCTGCCGTGGCAAAACCCTCGGCAATGTAGAGCGTGGTGGCGTCATCCATGCTGCCGACTAGCCAATACATCGAGCCGGTCTGTCCACCAGGGTGATACAGCTTACCGCCTTGATGGTCAATGTACTGAATGCTGGAGAGTTCGCCGTCTGAGTTGTACAGCGGCACCATCAGCCTGCCGTCACCCGTTATTCTTGCGCCATGCGTCTTGATGCCTTTGCGCTGCAGGTATGGATGCTCCGGGCTTGCTGCCCCTGCCTGCGACCAGATAAGATCGACGGTGTTGGCGGCCACCTCACGCGCCTTTTTCACCTCGGCATCACGCTGGGTCTTGGCCTCTGCCAGTCGCCGGGACTGCGCCATTTCCTCCACCGGCGTCAGGCTGCGGCCAATGTCTGCTTTCCAACTGGATTCAAAACCAGAGCGCCAGCAGCCAAAGCGCCCAGCCGGTACGCCATCACTGAAAACCACGTACCAACCAGGCTTGTCGTGGCCTTTTTCGCCCTTGGTGCCTGAGTTGAAGCGGTGCAACTTGCCGTCCAGATAGATCACATCTGGTGGTTTCAACCCCGCGCCAAGCATGGCATCCTTTAGTTGAATGTCAGGTGCATCTACCTGCTTTTGAGAGGGCGGCGACCAAGGGCCACCAAGGATATTTGAGAGGTCTGCCATGAAAATTAATCTCCACAGAAGCAGGCTATTGCTTCTTCGTTAGGGTCAAACATATCCCGCTGCTCTTGTGAGAACTTGAGCATTTGTGCGTAGGATGGGCGATCTGTGCGAAAGTGCGCCCCGCTTGGCTTGGACGCCAACGCCAACGCCTCAATTTTCGCCCACCATACTGCACGTTCTGGCTTTTCTGTAATAAGTGAAAGTATTTGTGCGCCACCTTTAAGAAAGCACAAATCACAGTTGCCGTGCATGGTCACGCCGTTGTTATTTGGCAGGCCCAAGTCAAACGATTGATTGCGCCAAAAAGCGCCAACATCCTCTTTTGTGATGCCTGCGCTTCCCAATGGAGCCTGCTTTTCTTCATGCTTTCCGTAGTCCTGATTACCAATCTTGGCAAGCCGACGCTGTTCGTCTGCCCTGATGCCAAGCATTGAATCCCACTCCGTCCAGCCAATAGACTTTAAGTACCTGTGGATGGTGCGGACTTTTAGTTCCACAGTACAAAATCGCGCCACCGGGTTTGGAACATAGCCGCGCTTACGAATCAAGGCCTCAAACGGCTCACCGTCACGGCTGGCTGTTTTAAACGTAACTTCCTTAAAGCGTGGTTCGTCATCGGTGTAGGCCAAATACTCCAGCCAAACAATCGGCACGTTCCAGTTCACCGCGCAGTCCCGCACAAACTCCAGCGTCTTTTCATCCTCCTTGCCCGTATTGGCAAAGCACACAATGGCCTCGTCTGGTAGCCCTCCATTGCTCTGTAGGACACGCCAAAGCATATAGGCGCTCGTCCTGCCACCACTGAAGCTGATGCAGGTTGGTTCGTTGATTTTGAAGGGGTCACTCATTTATTTCACATCTTTCGTCATAAAGTTGTTGACACTGTACCATGAACTTGTGCTACACTGCAACCACGTTCCGAACTGAGTCCAGACGGGAACGCAAACTGAAGGAGAGCCAAATGGCTATTTCGTTGAAACGCACTGGCGGCCTGTCGGCCAACGGTGTTAAGTTGCTTGTCTACGGGCAAGCTGGAGCTGGCAAGACCAGCTTGATCAAGACTCTGCCAAACCCGGTAGTGCTGTCAGCCGAGGGTGGATTATTGTCCATCCAAGACGCTGACTTGCCATTCATTGAGATCGCCTCAATGGACGACTTACATGAAGCCTACTCTTGGGTGCTGGAATCTGACTACAAGTCAGTGGCGCTGGATTCAATTAGCGAGATTGCTGAAGTCTGTTTGAATGCAGAAAAAAAAGTAAAAGTCAGTGGGAAATTGGTTGACCCACGCCAAGCCTACGGTGCCATGCAGGAACAGATGGCCGACATTATTCGTGCCTTCCGCGACATTCCGGGACGCCATGTCCTGATGACCGCCAAGTTGGAGAAGACCCAAGACGAGATGGGCCGGGTGCTGTATTCGCCTTCTATGCCCGGCAACAAGACTGGGCAGGCACTGCCTTACTTCTTTGACGAGGTGCTGGCGCTGCGAGTTGAGAAGGATGCTGAGGGCGGTACTCAACGCGCCTTGATGTGCGACTCTGACGGCCTGTGGCTTGCCAAGGATCGTAGCGGCAAGCTGGGAACCTGGGAAGCGCCTGACCTTGGCGAGATCATCAACAAGATTGGCGGTGCAGCATGAGCCAGCCTTCAGTCGGACTCATTGCCTTGTGGACAGGCGAACTTATGGCTAACGTGGAGAACATGAAAAACATGGCAATCCACCAGATGGATGACGCTCAATTAGACAAGTTTGCCGACTTCGTTCGCTTGGCCGGTTATTCGTTGTCATCCATTTCCAAATACGTTCAAAAAACTCAGGAAAACTCATGAACTCACTTTACCAACGTTGGCTCGATGCCAAAAAACTTGAGGCCGCTGCCGTGGCCGAGCGCCGCCAACTGGAAGACCAGATGGCCGAGGACTTTGGCCTCCCCAAGGACTTGGACGGCACGGTCAACCATCAGGTTGATGGCTACAAGATCAAGATGGAAGGCCGCATCAACAAGAAGATCGACTCCGACAAGCTGCAAATGCTGGCCGCAGAGGCCGGTCTTAGCGAACACCTTTCCAGCCTATTCCGCTGGAAGCCCGAAATCAATGCGAAGGCTTGGGGTGCGGCTGCTGAAGCCGTGACCGGGCCATTGCTTGGTGCCATCACGTCCACCCCTGGACGCCCCACTTTTTCAATCACAAAGGAATAATCATGGCTTTTCTCGACGAAGAAT